GCGCTCCTGTGGCGATCACGGACATGGCTGGTCGTGCTGGTGGCACTAAGTCGCGCCGAGAGTCAAAGTATCGCCGACCTAATTTTGCGTCAGCTCTTCAGGGTGAACCGTCGCGCTATATGTGGAAAGACATAGATCAGATGGTCGCTGAAACTGAACGGGCCTTGAAGCCGATCATTGACCAGTTCATGGTTGATGCACAAAGAGAGTTCAACTGATGGCTATCAACCTCCCAATCATTTCTGAGTGGAATCCCAAGGGCATTGATAAAGCGATTGCCGACTTTAAGAAACTTGAAACCAACGGTCAAAAAGCAGCGTTCGCCATCAAGAAAGCAGCAGTTCCTGCAGGGCTTGCTATTGCAGCTCTTGGCGCTGTCGCTTTTGATGCTGTCAAAGCGTTTGCCGAAGATGAAGCTGCAGCAGAAAAACTTGGGTTGACACTTCAGAACGTCACCTACGCAACCGATGCCCAGATCGCATCCGTGGAGCAGTTCATCACCAAGACTTCTATGGCCGCAGCTGTCGCCGACGACGAACTTCGCCCGGCACTTGACAAACTGGTGCGAGGCACTGGCGATGTAACCCAAGCTCAAGATCTGCTCACTCTCGCACTCGACATATCCGCGGGAACTGGGAAAGATTTGGGCAGTGTCTCAGATGCACTTTCCAAGGCTTACAACGGCAACTTCACAGCCCTCAAAAAACTAGATCCAGCACTGGCTTCGCTCATTGAAGAAGGCGCTGACGCCGACGAAGTGTTCGGTCGTCTTGCTGGCACTTTTAAGAATCAAGCCTCAACTGCTGCAAACACGACCTCAGGCAAGATGAAGAACTTGTCAATTCAAATGGGCGAGTTCAAGGAGTCAATCGGCGCAGCTGTCGCACCACTCGCCGACAAACTCTTACCGTCACTGCTCAAACTTGCAGACTTTGTCAAAAACAACACAACTCTAGTAGTCGTTTTGGGTGGTGTCGTTGGCGGTCTCGCTATTGCAATTGTCGCTGTGAATGCTGCGACGACAGCATGGGCTGCAACGACAAAAGCATTTGCTGCAATTCAAGCTGCGTTCAATGCGATCATGTTGGCGAACCCGATCTTTTTAATTGGCGCCGCCATTGTTGCTGTTATTGCAATCCTTGTTTTATTGCAAAAAGAATTCGGAATCTTTGACGGTGTCATCAGAGTTGTTGGCGCCGCTTTCGGTGCCGTTTGGGGCGCTATTAAAGGCGTTTTTGATTGGGTCAAAAACAATTGGCCGTTAATTCTCGCAGTCATTACAGGCCCGTTTGGTTTAGCAATTCTTGCAATCGTCAAGTTCAAAGATGACATTATGAACGTGTTCAGCCTGATCTATTCCGCCATAAAAGCCACCATGGGGTTTGTTGCTGACGTCATTTCTGCACCGTTTAAAGCAGCGTTTAGAGCTGTTGCAGGACTGTGGAATAGCACCATAGGCAAACTGTCTTTTACTGTTCCATCATGGGTTCCTGTTATTGGTGGCAAGGGATTCGACGTGCCAGATATCCCCATGTTGGCCGAAGGTGGCATAGTCACCAGTCCAACATTGGCAATGATCGGTGAGCGCGGCCCAGAAGCAGTGATACCGCTTAGTCGTGCCGGCGGAATGGGTATGGGTAATCAGATCACGGTCAATGTCTCAAGTGCTGATCCGAACGCTGTTGTCGCAGCTCTTCAGCAGTACATTCGTGATCGTGGAGCGTTACCGATCAGTGTAAATCCGACTGCGTTCCGAGGCTAATATGGCAAGCCCGATCACTTATACGACGACGTTGTCAGTCAAATTGGCGACAGGTTCTACAGTTGATCTGAGTTCTTACATGCTGTCGTACACGACAGATCTGGACGCTGGTATCTACACGATGGGAACAGCGACAGCATCGTTCACGATGAAGAATTTCTTGAACGAGTTCACGCCAAGTGGCGGAGGCACATTTTCCACGACTAACTGGTTCGGAGCGAAGTTCCTCCTCTATTTTACCTATGACGACGGAACCGCCTCCACCTACTACCTCTTTGAGGGCATCTGTACCGACTTCACTATTGACTCTGGGTACAAAGACTCGAAAGCATCTTTTACATGTGTTGATGCGTTCACTTTCTCATCCCCAACACGCACCGATATCGTCGGCATCACATCACTTGAAACGATGCCTACTAAGATCGCTCAAGTCCTAACTAACGTGCAATTCCCAACATTAGGCGGAACAGCGACAGGAATCTTTGAGTCCATAGGCGACAACGACGGAACAATTGAAACAGTCTCAGGGACACCGACCGCCGGCGGAGTGTCAGACCTAATCAGCACTCGACACTTGCCATCGTCCGCAGCGATCTCGTGGCCCGTTTACTCAACACTTGCTGGCTCTGCCACGACTTACCAATCAATCGTTCTCTACTACACGCCACTACGGAGCAAGTTTGATCGTAACGGCCCTTACTATGTGTACGGTTCGGACATCACACCAAACTCAAGCTCAATCCCATTCCAGACTCTTAGTGCGTCATACAACAGAGCCGACTTTGCGACTGGAGCACAAACGACAGCCACAAGCGGTGGAGTCACCTTTGTCGCTAACGACGCAAGCACGACGACCTACGGCACAAAGGTCATTGCATGGCCTCAAGTCTTTTTGATTACCTCAGGGCAGACCTACTTGACTGGCGCACTTGGCAGCCGATACAACACACTTGAATATGTCCCAACCGGTCTGACGATCAAACTGTCACAAATAAAGCCGATACTTACATTTGATCCCAAAGAGGCTTTTTTCAAGATGATCGACATGTTGACTGGTATCTGGGAACGTGTAGAGCTCAAGTACAATCCTGTCGGCACAGCGACAACAGTGACAACACAGAATGTGATAACAGGCCGAACGATCTCAGGTACACCGGAGGACATGATCGTTACATTCAGGACGAAGCCTTGGTACAACTGGTCTGCTTTTATTCTTGATGATTCAGTAAATGGTATTTTGGACACCAGTCGACTCGGCTGGTAAAGGAGAAACATTATGGCAGAATTTGGAACATTCACATCGGGCAGTGTGCTCACTGCGGCAGAATTAAATGCGGCGGGCGCTTGGACATCGTTTACCCCGTCTTGGACAAATTTAACAGTCGGTAACGGTGTCGTTTCGGCGGCATATTCAAAGTTCAATAAGATTCTTTTTGTAAGAGTTTATTTTGACTTTGGTTCTACTTCGTCTTTAACAAGTAATTTGCAGATGACCCTTCCTGCGTCGTTGACACAAAACACGGCTTCACAAGAAGTAATCGGTCAAGCAAACATTACAAAAGTAGGTGTTTTTCCTACTTTGGGCATTGTTTCTGTCGCAAGTTCAACAGCAGTCGCAATCCAAACTTGGCTAAGTAGTGGCACTTACCCTTCGGTAAGAAATGTTGAGCCGGGCGTACCTGTCGCTTTTGCGTCAGACAGTAATGTCTCTTTTGAATTTACGACAAGATTGGCTTAACGATGATTACAGCAACCTGCAAAAACCAGCCCTGCGGACAATACGACATCCCATACAACTTTTACGGTGACCCCACAGAAGTCCAATGTGGCGAATGTGGTACTGACTGCGAACTGACCGACCCTCAACCCGACCCGATCAGACCGCCTAACCCGATTGACCCGACAACACCATGAAAACTCTTGGCATTGTTGCGCTTTTGGCTGTGGCCCTAATGTTTGTTGTTACCAGTTGTAACGACAGAACCCGTGACACCTGCCAAACCAAACCAACAGCCCCCAGGTGCATACCATGAAACGACTAACCAACAGCGAAATTAAAGCCCGACTAATACTCATCGTAGGTATTGCTTTAGCCGTAGCGTTTCTAGGTTCGACTGCAGCTTTGTTGTACGGTCTGCTGTTTGTAATTCAACCTTTGGAAGTCAGCCCTAATGACGAATCAGCTTGGGCGTTACTATCACCAATGATGTTGTTTCTTACCGGTGCATTATCTGGAATTTTGGCAAGTAACGGCCTTAAAGACAAGGGAGACAAACAAGATGACTGACTACCCGGTACTACCCCTGATTATGCCGACCGACCTAGAAGGTCAAAAGAACGGCGAAATCAAACCAGCCTTACTTCGAGACATTAAAGCACCGAACGGCAAACTGCACAGCCTCGCGGCTACCGCATGGAACGCGCTACAGCTCGCCGCGTATTTTGACGGAATAGAACTTAAGCACGTTGGCGCATATCGCCCACTAGCCCAACAAACCGCCCTGTTTAATGAACGGTACGAAGCCAAACCCAACTTTCGTAAACCTCAAGTCACCCGCAAATACAACGGTCAAGTTTGGTTCCTGAAACAAGGGTTTGCCCCAGCAGGAACACCCGGTACAAGCAACCACGGCTGGGGGCTCGCCATAGACGTCGCGTCAGCTTCAGGCAAACGACTTGAATGGTTACTGGGCGACGGATTCTCCACCAGCAACGCGCTCAAGTTTGGGTTTTCATGGGAAGTCAAAAACGGTGCTAACGCTGAAGCATGGCATATCCGCTACGTCTGCGGAGACAGCCTGCCAAAAGCCGTCCTAGATGCCATAGCGGCTTTTCCTACACTCGACGTGCGGTGACTTGACATTTGGTCTGGGAGTCGGTCAAATGACTGGCAACCAAGTGCGTCCCGTGATAGCGGGACCCCGACCGCAGGAGGAAGCAATGCAACCATCCCTTTTTGACGTTCTCGCTGTTCCAGCCGAGATGCTCAAATACGAAGCCTTTAAAGAGGCAAACCCTTGGGTCATGCCGACCCTCACCAAAATGTGCTACCAGCTGATGCACCGCGGATACACGCATTACGGCATCGCAGCTCTTATTGAAGTCTTGCGCTACGAACACGCAATCACCAACGACCCCAGTAGCGAATTCAAATTCAACAACAATTACCGCGCCTTTATGGCCCGAGAGATCATGCAGAAACCAATGCTGGAGGGATTCTTCAGCACCCGCAAATCAGTTGCGGACCTATCAGAGGACTACTAAATGAACCTTAAACGATTCTTACTTTTATCAATATTCACTTATTCAATATGCGCTCTTTGG